CGAAGATCATCAACTTCACGAAGTCGAAGATCACGAACGCGCAGCACTCGTTCGGCAACAACCTGAGCATCGACCTGTATTCCGACGGCACGGCCGCGAACCAGATCAACGGTCTGCAAGCCCTCGTCTCGGACGCTGGCACGGGCACGGTGGGCGGCATCAATTCGTCGACGTTCTCGTTCTGGCAAAACGCCGTGCAATCGGCTGCGGCTCCGCTGCAAGGTGGCTCCGCGATCACGCCGAGCGCGACGACGATCGAATCCCTGATGCTCCCGCTCTGGATTCGCCTGACTCGTCAGGGTGACAAGCCGGACATGATCGTGCTGTCAGACGACTATTTCACGTTCTTCGAACAGTCGCAGACGAGCCTGAAACGGTACGCCCCTGAAGACAACGGCGCGGGCGGCATGCTGGCGATGAAGTACAAGAGTGCCGACGTGTTCTTCGATTCGTCGGGTGGCATCCCTGCGGCGCACGGTTACTTCCTGAATACCGACTACCTCGAACTCGTGGTGCACTCGGCCGCGAACATGGAAATCATGGACGAGCTGAAGTCGGTCAACCAGGACGCCGTGGTCATCCCGATTCTGTGGCAAGGGAACGTCGTGACCTCCAACAGAAGTTTGCAAGGCGTACTCAAAGCCTAAGGAGAACCAGACATGACGACTTCCGCAGGCATCAACAGCATCGTTGGCTATCCGTTCGCCGGCAACGCCAACAACACCACCAACGGCGGTCTTGCCGTCGAGGTGGCAACCGCAACGTCCGGCTATGTTCCGCTCATCCCGGTGGGCACGATCACGTCCGTGGTCGATCCGTATTGGGGTGGGCTGGAACTGATCCGGCTCGCTGTCCCGACGTCCACAACGGCGATCGTTGCCGGAACGCTGGCGGTGTGGGATTCGAGCTATCAGTACGTCATCGCGCCGAACACGGCGAACATGGGCCAGTCTCTCGGCGTGTCCATGTCTGCCATTCCGCTGAACGCGACCTACGTGCAGTACGCGTGGTTCGTGATCGGCGGCAAGTTCCCGGTGCTCTGCGGCGCATCGGTGGCGGCAGATACGGCGTTCGGCATCACGGCGGCAGGCAAGGGCGGTGCAATCGCGAACGGCAAGCAGATCGTGAATGCGCGCGTTCGTACGGCTGCGACGGCGACGGTGGCGAAAGCCAACACGACGCTTCAGTCCGGATCGACGGTCTACAAGGTAGCGAATACCGATGGCTGGTTTGTCGGTCTTCCGCTGTCCGGTACGGGCGTCGCTGCTTCGTCGGTCATCACCGGCATCGACCCCGATAACCGCACGGTCACGGTGAACAACGCCGCGACTGCTTCGGGTTCGGTGACGGTGACGGGGACGTACAACGATGGTTCCGCGAACTACTGGAACACGGCCATCCTGAACCGCCCGTTCGCTCAAGGGCAGATTGTTTAACCGCAGTCCAACGCAACACGGCCCCGCTTCGGCGGGGTTTTTTATTGGGCGTTATCCAGCGTCCAATAAAAAGCCTTTCACCGTGGAGAACCCACCCAATGCAAGTCGTCGTGTCCGAGAACTCTGTCCGCCCTTTTATCCGCTTCGAACAACGCTCCGTGCAGGACCGCAATGCGAGCGAGGATGCCGGGCACCCGGTGTATGTCAACGTCGATTTCGTGATTCTGATGCAGAAGGGATCGAAAGATGAGTACGTGAAGCAGGCCGATGAATGGTTCGCGCAGAAGAAGCGCGAGTCCGCGACTGGCGTCTACAACCCGCAATGGCTCGAAGCCTTCAAGAGCGCCTACGACGGCTGGAAGAAGGGGCAAGAGATCCCCGCAGACGGCATGCCTCTCACCATGTGGCCCGGCATCACTCCCGCTGAGGTGGACATGTGCAAGGGCATCGGCTGCTATTCCGTCGAGGACGTGGCGAACATGACCGAAGAGGCGCTATCTCGCTTTCTCGGCTCGCGCTCTCTGCGTGACAAGGCTCGCGCCTACCTCGCCGCTGCGAAGGATCACGGCAAGGTCAGTGAAGAAAACGCCGCGCTCAAGGTCCGCGTGAGCGAGCAGGACACGCAGATTGCCGACCTCATGCGCCGGCTCGAAGCCCTCGAAACCGAAGAACGTCGCGGCCCCGGTCGCCCGCGAAAGGAAGCCGCCTAAATGTCATTGCTCACGATGGTTACGCAAGTCTGCCGGCGTATCGGCATCGTCGCGCCGAATGCCGTCGTGAGCAGTGCCGACCCGCAGATCATCCAACTGCTCGCGCTCGCAAACGAAGAGGGCGAGGAACTCGCGAACCGCTACCCGTGGCAGGCAATGCGGCAGCAGGCAACGTTCACGACGGTGGCGACGGAATCGCAGGGCACGATGACCGCACTTACGGGCGCTGACTTCAAGTACATCGTGAACGAGACGTTCTACAACCGATCGCTTCGGCGTCCGGTGTTCGGCCCGCTGTCAGACTCTGACTGGCAGAACCTGAAGGCCATGCAGATCAACGGCCCGTGGAATCAGTTTCGGATTCGTGGCGGGGAAATGCTGTTTATCCCGGTGCCTGCGGCCGGTCAGGATTGCTATTTCGAGTGGCAGTCGAAGAACTGGTGCAGCGACTCGACGGGCGCAACCACGCGCAGCGCATGGGGCGCGGATGACGACATCGGAATCCTCGATGAAACGATCATGTTGCACGGCCTCATCTGGCGCTGGAAGAGCGTGAAAGGTTTCGACTACGCCGAAGACATGGCGAAGTATGAACGCCTCGTGGACGACGCCACGGCCCGCGATGGTGGCAAGCCGATCCTGAACGGCAGCGCGAATCGCTTCGACGTGTACCCGGGCGTCCTCGTGCCCTCCGGTAGCTGGGCACCCTGATGTTCCAGGCACTCGCCACCAAGCGCCCGCGCAAGACTCAGATCACCCGCATTTCTTCCGTCCCTGCTCCGGTGGGCGGATGGAACGCGCGCGACTCATACGCCGCAATGGGCGCGTCCGACGCGGTCATTCTGGAAAACTTCTTCCCGCTGCCCTACGCCGTGCGGCTGCGCAAAGGTTTTACCTCGTGGGCTACCGGCATGACCGACGCGGTCGAGACGGTCCTGCAATACCGCCCGCCGACGGGTAACGGTGAACTCTTCGCAGCGGCCGGCGCGAACATCTTTGACGTGTCCTCAAGCGGTGCGGTCGGCGCTGCGGAAGTGTCCGCACTGACCTCGGCACAATGGCAGTACATCAATTTTTCCGTGGGCGGCACGGCGTACCTGTACGCGGTCAACGGGGCCGACAAGCCGCTGCTCTACAACGGCGCGACGTGGACGCCGATCGATGGCGCGTCTGTGCCTGCGGTGACGGGCGTCACGACCACCGCGCTTGCGAACATCAACATCCACAAGACGCGCGTCTGGTTCTGTGAAAACGCGACGCTGAAAGCGTGGTATCTGCCGACGAATGCCGTCGGCGGTGCAGCGTTGGCGCTCGACCTCTCCAACCTCTGCCAGCGCGGCGGCTACCTCGTCACGATGGCGACGTGGTCCTACGACAACGGGCGCGGGATGGACGACTACGCCGTCTTCGTCACGAGCGAAGGCGAAGTCATCGTCTATCAGGGGACCGATCCGGCCTCTGCTGCCACGTGGTCACTCGTCGGGGTCTATGCCATCGGCACGCCGCTGGGCAGGCGCTGCGCCGTCAAGTACGGCGGGGATCTTCTGCTCATCACCAAGGACGGCGTGGTCCCCATGTCGAAGGTGCAGACATCGACCATCGTCACCAGCCGCGCAACCATCACCGACAAGATTCAATCCGCCGTCAGTGAAGCGACCACGCTCTACGGCGCAAATGACGGCTGGCAGATTCAGGTATTCCCGCCTGAAAACATGCTGCTTCTGAACGTACCAGTTTCTAGTACCACGCAAGAACAGTACGTCATGAACACCATCACGGGCGCATGGTGCAACTTCAGCGGCATGGCGGCGAACTGCTGGGAACTCTGGAACGACTCGCTTTACTTTGGCGGCGTCGGCACGGTCTACAAAGCGTGGACCGGCAACAACGACAACGGCGCAAACATCGTCGGCGAGGCCCTGCCCGCGTTCAACTACTTCGGCAGCGGCACGCAGAAAAAGCGCGTACCGATGGTGCGTCCGCTCATCGCAGCCGACAGCACGGCCGGCGTGTTGATCGGCCTGAATACCGACTTCGTCCTCTCGCCTCCCACGGGCTCGCCATCGTTCACGCCGACCACGGCGTCGGTATGGGGCACGGCTACATGGGATTCCGGCACCTGGGGCAGCGGTGAACTCGAAATGAAAACGGACTGGCAGAGCGTGTTCGGCACCGGCTTCTGCGCCGCGCTGCACATGATCGTCGAGACCAACGCCGCGAACCTGCAATGGATCGCGACTGACTACGTTATAGAGGATGGCGGCGTAGTTTAGGTCGCGTAGTGTTGTGCAAACAAATGGGGTGATCTGATGGGGTTTGGTGCGCTTGGAAAATTGGTTGGTGGGGCGCTCGGCGGTGGCGCCATCGGCGGGTTGATTGGTGGGCTTGGCGTCGGTAACGGCGCGGCACTTGGCGGGCTTTCCGGGTTGTTCGGGAGTGCTCCAGACACCCCGCAGCAACCCGACTATGCCGGCCTAGCCAATCAGCAATACGCCGCCAACAAGGACGCCGCGCGCTTCAACGCGATGAGCGGTAACCCGTGGTTCTCCAACCCCTACGGTACGCAACAGGTTGATTGGTCCGGCAAGCAAACGGGCAGCACGGACGTTCCCTATGTCTCGACGAACCTGACTCCACTCGGACAAGACGCATGGGATTCGCAGCAACGACTCTCCGCGCAGATGGGCACGGCGGCAGAGAACTCACTTTCTCGCGTGAACGATGCGTTCGCCGAACCGTTCAGCATGGACGGCATCACCGGGCTGCAAGACGCCGCACAGAAAGCCATCATGTCGCGCCTGACGCCGATCCTGAACGAGCGCGAAGACCGGCTGACGAACCAACTTGCTAACCAAGGGTTGACGGCCGGCGGTGAGGCTTACAGCAACTCCATGCGAGATTTCAACAACAGTCGAAACGACGCGGAGTCGCAAGCCGTCTTGCACGCGATCGGGTTGCAGCCTCAGATGCTGTCCTCGGCCATGACGATGCGCAACCAGCCGCTGAACGAACTGAACGCGCTGCGCACGGGCGCACAAGTGCAAGCGCCACAGTTTCAAGGCTACACGGGCTCGCAAGCATCGGCCGCGCCGATCTATCAGGCGGGCAGCGATGCGGGGAACTTCCAGACTGACCTTTATAACGCCGACATGGGGACACGAAACGCAATGATCAGCGGACTGTTTTCCTTGGGGTCTGCCGGTATTCGTGGCGGGATGGGAGCGTGAACATGCAACCGGGGATGGCCGGATTTCTCCCGCAGAACTTGCAGGCGTTCACGCCCGAGTCGATCGACCTTGCGCACCTTCGGCAGCGCCAGGCGCTCGCGGATGCGCTGTTGCAATCTTCTGCTACGCCCATCAGCACGCAACGCCAGTCCGGGCGCTTCGTGTCCGCAATCTCTCCGCTCGAAGGTCTGACGAAGCTCGCAGAGGCTTACATCGGGTCGAAGCAGCACAAGGCAATCGAGCAGGACTCGCGCGACATGGCCGGCAACCGCGCAAAGCGGTTTGTGGAAGCCCTGCGCGGGAAGTCGTCCATTGCTCCGGAAGAGCGCCCGAGCGAGTCGCTGGGCGCACCATACAACGCCGACGCCTACGATACCAAGACGCCGAATCCGTATAACGTGCCGGGCGCTACGGCCCCGCAGTGGATGGACCCGACGCGTCCATCGTCAGGTCTGCAAGCGAACTCTGTCGAAGTGCGCGGCAAGGTGCCGCAGGAACAGCCGCAAGCACCGGACCCCATCGCACAGATGCGCGCGCAGGTTGCCGACTACGTCGAACAAGGCGTGATGTCGCCGGATCAGGGCATGCAACTGCTTGCGGGGCTTCAGCAGAAAATGCTAGAGCAGAAGTTCAAGAGCATGGAGCCGGTGACACTTAACGAAGGGCAAAACCTTGTTGAGCCGGGGACAAACAAAGTGTTGGCGTCCGGCGCTCCGAAGGATCGTAGCTTCACTGCCGGCCCCGTGCGGTACGGCCCGAATGGCGACCCGATCGCCGGTCAATTCACGCGCCGCGAGGGGTCGAAGGAAGTCACGTATGAAATCCGCAACGGGGTGCCGGTCAAGGTCGCAGAAGGTCCGGCGTTTAACCCGAATCCGCTGATCCAGATGAACAACGGTCTGACCACGATTGCCGACGCAAACAGCCCGACCGGGGCGAGCTACATCCGCCAAGGGGACGCCGCTGGCAAGCCCGCGCCTGCGACCAGTGTCAACAAGCCGAGCGACGGCGAACAGATGGCGAAGGGCTATCACGATCGCATGGTCGCGGCCGAAAAACTGCTCGGCGGCATTGGCGACAAGGGCTACCCGACCGAAAAAATGAACAGTGCGGCGTCGGTCCCGCTTGTCGGCGACTACCTCAAGCGCAAGGCGAGTACGGCGGATCAACAAAAGTACGAACAGGCCCAACGCGATTGGGTGCGCTCCAAACTGCGCAAAGAGTCCGGTGCGGTGATCGGCGAGCAGGAAATGAAGGACGAGATTCGGACCTACTTCCCGCAGCCGGGCGATACGCCCGAAGTCATCGCGCAGAAAGAACAGGCGCGACAAGTGGCGATTCAGGCGATGCGCGACGCGGCCGGCCCTGCACTTGGAAAAACGCCCGCAGCGCAACCGAAAAAGGACGGCAACCTTTCCACCGACGAGCAGCGCGAATTGATGGAGCTTCGTAAGAGGTTCAAGAAATGAACGAACGCGAGGAACTGGAGGCGCTGCGGCGGCTGGCGGAACTTGAGTCGCGCTCGCGCGGGAAGGAACTGACAACGCCAGTCGGCGATGCTGTCGCCGCTGCCAATGCCGACCCTACGTCGGACATGAGCGGCACAGAACGCGCACTCGCTGGCGGCGGAAAGTTCTTCAATGACCTGTATCAGGGCACCGGGCAGATGCTGGGCCTCGTGCCGCAGTCGGAAGTAGACGACACGGCGCAGCGTGACAAGGCGCTGATGCGCCGGCCTGCGGCACGCGCGGGCTACATGGGCGCGGGTGCGGTCGGCACAATCCCTACGGCGGCAATCCCGGGCGTGAACACGATCGGCGGTTCTGCGATGGTCGGCGGGCTGCTCGGCGGATTGCAGCCTGTGCCCACCGGAGAATCACGCGGAATGAATGCCGCATTCGGCGCGGCCGGCGGTGCGCTTGGGCAGGCGCTTGGCAACGTGTTGAGTCGTGCGAATCAACCCGTGCGCGCCACGCTCCCGCCTGAGCTTTCCGGCCTTGCTTCGGCCGCGCAGCAGAAATACAACATCCCGCTTGATGCCGCAGACATGACGGGCAGTCGCCCGCTCAAGGTGTTGCGGTCCGTCTTTGAATCGATGCCGGGCACGGCTGACAAACAAGCCGTTATCAACGAGACGAAGCGGAACGCCTTCAACAAAGCCGTGTTGACCGAAGTGGGCGAGAACGCCGAGAAGGCAACGCCTGACGTATTGAACGCAGCGCGCACGCGCATCGGTGGCGAGTTTGACCGGCTCACGCAATCGAATCAAATTGCCATGAGCGACGATTTTTTCAATGCGCTGGTCAAGGTCGATTCATCTCGAAACGAATTCACAAACCCGGCAGTCAAGACGGCCGTAGACAAAGCGGTTTCACTGCTTGCGCGGGCCGAGAAGAATCGCGGCCAGATCAGCGGCGAAGACTATCAGCGGATTCGCTCCACGCTCGGCAAAGCCGCAGATGATGCGTTCAAATCGAGCAACTCGGAGCTTGCGCAGGCACTGAAGGCAATCAAGCGGGCACTAGATAGCGATGCGCGAAACTCTATGCCGGCGGCAGAAAAAGCCGCATGGGATAAGGCGTCCCGGCAATGGCAGAACCTGAAGATTGTGGAGCGTGCTGCTGCACCGAATTCCGCTGATGCTGTGGCCGGAAACGTAAGCCCGTCAAAGCTCGCGCAGGCGCTGCTTTCGACCGACCGGCAGGGCTACACCTACGGCACGCGCACCGACAACATGGGCGAGCTAGCGCGCGTCGGTCAAGCGTTCGTCAAGGATCAGATCCCGAACAGCGGCACAGCAGAACGCACGTTCTGGACGCGGTTCATGGAGAACCCTGTCAAGGCGCTTTGGCAGGGTGGCGCGGGTGGCATCAGTCGCCCGGCTCAAGCTGCGATCAACTCGCCCGCAGGACAGCGGTATTTCAGCGTCGGGGCAATCCCGGACTCCGAGAAACGCCGGCTCTATGCCGAACTTCTCAAGCGCGGGCTAGTGGGCGGAACGATCGCCGCACCGCTAGGACAGCCGCAAAAGTAGCAGCCGCTTTAGTTTCCCGTCCGGTAGGTAACGCTGCACGGCGAGTTTGATCGGCAGGCAGATCAGGCCCAGCACCGCGAGCGCGACGAACGGTCGGGCTAACGCAATCCAGAACGCCATTTCAACGCTCCTTCGGGGGCGTTTTTCATTTGTGGAGCCACGATGTCCCGAGACGGAAGCGGAAATTTCAACCTGATTGCCGGGAACCCTGTCACAACCGGGACGACGATTGCATCAACTTGGGCCAATGACACGCTTTCGGACATCGCGACAGCTCTGACAAACTCCATCGCAAAAAATGGCGAAACCATCCCGACCGGCAACCTGCCGATGGGTGGGTTCAAACACACGAACGTTGCGAACGCTTCCGCCCGCACTGATTATGCAGCATACGGACAGGTACAGGATTCCGGCGCGCAGTACCTGACCGGCGTTGCAGGCGCGGACACGATCACGGCGAGCGTTACCGGACTCGCAGCCTACGCTACGGGGCAGACGTTCCGTTTCGTCTCCGTTGGCGCAAATACGACGGCCGTCACGCTCAACATTAACGCGCTCGGGGCGAAGTCGATCACGAAGACTGGCACCACGGCGCTTGCTGCTGGTGACATCCCGAGCGGCGCAGTCGTCGAGGTGGTTTACGACGGGACGCAGTTTCAGATGCTCGGCCTCGCGCCGACCGGCTCGCCGACGTTTACCGGCACGGTCACGATTACGGGCGGAACCACGTTCACCGGCACGGCGCACGCTGCCACGTCGGCAACGACGACCCTCCCGACCCTCACCTACACGAACACCACGGCCGATGCTGCGTCGGGTTCGGTGACTTATCGCAAGTCGCGCACGGCTGGCAATACATCGTCGAGTGACGTGCTGTGGACCGAGTACGCGCAGGGCTACGCCAATTCGGCATATCGTACCGCTGCTCAGGTGCAGTTCATCCAGGATGGAGCAATTTCTGGCTCCACGGTGCCCGCTGCCATCGTCTTCTCAACACAAGCGGCCGGCGGGTCGCTGAATGAAAACCTCCGCATCGACTCCACGGGCGTCATCCTCGCGGCGGGATCTACGGCCCCGACGAACTACACGACGCGCGGGGATCTCGTGCTTCCTGCGGGCCGTGCAGTGCGGGCGCAGAACTGCGCAAAAGCGTGGGTCACATTCGACGGCACAGCAGGCAGTCCGACGGCGGCGGATTCGTTCGGGGTAACTTCGATCACGAAGCACGCGACCGGCGATTACACGATCAACTTTGCGGCAAACATTTTCAGCAACTCCAATTACTGCGCGGTCGGTTCCGCAGGTTCGACCACGGCCACAACGTTCTTGGTGTTCCGAGGGCCGGTCAACACATCCCCGACTGTGACCGAATTCCGCTTCAAGGTAGGGGATGCCGCACTGAACTTTTATGATGCCAACCGCATCTGCGTCGTGTTTTACGGTGATTGAGCATGGCCGACCACGTGGAGCGGTTGGCCGTGCTGGAATCGAGAATTGAGCGGGTCGAACAGTCGCAAAACGCGATCATGGAAAAGTTAGAGAAGATCGACAAACAGCTAACGCGCTATCACGGATTTCTCGGCGGTGTCGCGTTTCTGGTGACTGGAATCGGCGTCGGTTGGAACCTGTTGGGCACTTGGATTAAGAGCCAACTCCAATGAGGCTGACCGACCATTTTATCCTTGCGGAATTCACCACCTC